GTCGCAAGTAAATCACCCAGAGACAACCATTCAGGCTGCTCTGGGTTGTCAGATATCTGAATATATAAGGTTCCCTGGGGGAAGTCAGTCAGGTGTTCCCATACACTGCCACAGGGAGCGAAATCAAGACGCGTCGGAGCAACATACTTCTGCATATGCTTCCTTCGTTGTTTTCTAATCTTTGACCCATGGATAATGAGCAAGAAAGACCTCCATAACTACTTTATGGTTGCCGCCTACGAACCCTTCATTATCAACATACACTTCGAAAGATACTTTTTCGGGATAAGAAACCTTTACGGAGTTACTATCTTTATTGAAGTCAGCAACTCCTGCTTTGATTTGCTGCACTGCTTGTTGGATATAGTCTTGCAAAGTCATTGTGATCGCCTTATTTCTTTGTGCTATTGATAGCGACTTTTCTTTCACGAACTCTCTTAATGGTGTCCAAGAACATACTCTTAGGCATATCGCACAACTGTTCTATTTTCATAGCATTCTTTAATGCCAAAGCCAAGTCTGGATACCCATCCAACTCCATCTCCAACTCCTCCAACTGATCTGTGGTTATAGTCGTAGGCTGTTGTTTCTGAGGATTATAATGGTGAGCGGGACTTGGAGATAACTGTCTATGCTTCTCCATCAAACCTTCGGCATCATCATCATTAGTATCACCACTAGCAGTAACACCAAGTAGACCCATAAGTGCGTACCGCTTGTGATAAGATACGGCGCGTCCGTAAGATTGTACATCACCCTTCTCCGGTATAATTCTGCTCCTAGTTTCCATCCATTGTCCACTGGCGTGTATGAGTCGCGTATGTAAAACTATTTCTCCTGTGGTGCCAATTCGTGTGAACTGAGTGATGCTCAGGCCATGCTTAGAGAGTGTAGGTTTGATGGTCTGTATAATGGCGTCCAAGTCTGCATAGCTGGACTTAAAGAAAGAGTTATCTCTATTGTGCCCTATTCTAGGAAACTCTCCCTGTGACTTAGATAATGCTGCAGCTATCTCGTTGATGACACCTGAGTCGTAGGGGTCTGGCAATACTTGGGGCTTAATGAGCTCTTCTATGCGCTGATTGAGCTTCATGTTAAAAAATTCACCAAACGCTTGTAGCATCTTCGTTATATCATTCTGTTCCATTTACAATCCTCTTTGTTTCTCTTATCAAGAAGTTTATACGTATATTTGATAGTTTTTCCATAATATCGGTAGCCGAATCCAATGATTTTACTACGTGACAGTATGCTTCGTGTGATATTTTTTCGTTTTCTATATTAGAAAGACATGCCTGCGATTCCAATAGAAATGATTGAATCTGTATTAAATTTAATAAAATGTCATTCTGTTCCATGAATCTCCTCCTTGCTATTATTCTCTAGGTATTCTCTTACTGATTCAAAGCAAGAAGCTTTGAGTTCATGTATATTTGTTATACTGTATTCTTTCATTATGTGCGCATATAGTTCTTTTCTATTAGAAGATTCTCGTAATTTAACAAAAATAAAGTTGTGTTCTTCGGGAGATACTTTTAGTTGATCGCTCTTTAATGAATCCAACTTTTCTTCAATAGCCTCTATGACCAGAGATCGTATATTCTCATCACACTTAACTGCGGCTATCTTCAGTTCTTTATGAAGATTTACAGGTAAGTGAATCGTCAAACTTGATAGTGGTGTTTTACTCATTAATCCCTCTCTTTATAGTAACATTTACATAAATAATTATATATTATTATCATCGAAAAGACAACGCTTACCACAAAAAGTGTTTTCCGTAGAATTAGGGAACAGAATGCTGAATAGAATGATTGGATCAGATGTTTGAGGTCGTGACAAAATGTCACAGCCTCAGTCGTTGCAACTCGTGACAATTTGGTACGGGTTGATTTCAATCACGGGGTGAGTTTATATTTGGTTCGGCATATGGGATCTTTGTCGTTTTTAATTCGATTGCAGCATTCTTCACATAAGAGTGATTTTTTTACTTTTATTAAACCAATCTCAGAAGGCTTGCGCCTATTGTTATTGTTTTCAGCTGCCGTTACCCATCTACAATTTCCAGGTTCATAATCTTTATTGGTATCAATTCTATCTAATTTAGCCCCTGGAAATGGCTTAGGCCCCATATCATCGTAGAAATTTTTTAAGGAATTGAGCCATCTTTCACAAACTTTTATCCCTCGGCTACCATAGTAGGGATAGTCGCGGTGGGTTGAGTCTGTGCATCGCTTGATCATTCCCCTATGGGTATTGTAAAGTCCGCTATGAGTTAATCCGTGATAATCTCTTTTTTTATTAGTTCCCATAATTTCTTATGCATTAAAAATAAACGGAATGTAGGCAGTTTAGGATCAGGAGGAATGTGAGAAGGAAGTACACAAGATATCTGAGGAATAGCATTTCCTTCTTTAAGGAAGAAACTTCTTCTTGAAGGGTTTCTATTTGCTCTCGCATTACAAGATAATTTAGGTCATCCATGTTGTTCCTCAAAAAGAAAAGGCATTGGATGATTTCCAACGCCCTAATAATTCTCTTGCTTCACCTGAAACAACACAAAATAGTGAGCAATACTATTGCTTTTTCTGTGCCGATCATTAATCTTGCCTTATTTATTTTACCTTACCATTAACAGAATGCCTTCTCGTGTTTCGCAGACCCCTGAAGCATTTCTGATAACTGAAAGAAATATGAAGTTCACATGTCAAATCTTCGTTAAGTCATTTTACCTGACTCCCAAGGAGGAAGCAGAACATGCCTCAAAGGATTTTTCATGTCAATAAGACAAGAATATCATACTAATCCTGAATTACAAGCACTTTCTAAAATTCTTTCATACAACTGTCCAACCCCTCTTGAGATCTTCCAGAGAATAGAGCAATGCAATAAATCGGGTGATTTTAAGCCTACTCGTTCTATGCTTGCGGGTGATAAATGTGATAAGACAGTCTCCTTTTGGACAACCATTTTGCACAAAGCTGGGCTCATTACGAAGATTCGCGATATGAAAAATAAGTTCAAAACGTGCACCTATAAAACGACTGACGTGGGGCGTAAGCTATCCCCCCGTATTCATCGTTTATGCAGTGCAATGAAAACTACATTCTTTTCTATCAGTCTTTTGTATCCTGCGGCCATACCTGACTTCCCACCTAATGGGAAGAACAGAGGACTTAGTACTACGAGTAATAGTCAACCCGAGAGAGATAGTCAATCTACAAACCGGGAGTTGGTTTTTTTTAAAAAACCGTCGTGTTATAGAGAGCGTCAAACAGCGTGCGCCGGCGCGTACGCGTGCGACGGGCTACCACCAGACTTTTCAACCAGAAAAAAGGCAGAGGAAGCAATGAATATACCGTCGCACATCGAGGAATTGTCGGATCAACTAAGATTGACGGTCCACGGCAAGTTAAAACTTTCACCGTTTTCAGAATCGACGATCAAGCAAGGTATGGCTAACCTGAAGCATGCCAAGGGAAGCAAAGATGTATTCCGAACGCTTATCGAAGACTGCGTTGCCATAGCCAAGGCTAACAATGAGCCCCTCTCGTGGCAGGGATACTACAAAGCGATAGAGATGGGACTGGCACAGAAGCACGACTCGTTTACGACGGTCAAGATTTCCCATGCTTCTCTTTTTTCAGGTCGTAGTATCCGTCAACAACAAGCGATCGTCGATCCGCAAAAGATCCAGACTATCGAAGAGAGACGGGCATACTACATGGCTCGTGAGAAAGAAAAGCTTGCAGAGAAGCAGCGTAAGTGGGAAGCATCCAAGACTCCAGCGCAACTGCAAGAAAGTTACCAGCAAGTGTTTCCTGTTGTTGAAAGTATGATGGACAAGTTCGGAGCTACTCAAGACATATCCTCTCTCGTCAAATCACGTCTCTTCTCTTCAGCGCCTTCAGTGCCAGACAACGTCCTTCCAGTCACCAAACCAACAGACGTCAACCAGGAGACCATCAGCCCTGCTGAACTTGCGTGGATTGATGATCGCTTCCAGGGACTAAGAAAGCTCCTTAAAAAGGGGGAATTGAATGATTTCGAGAAGATCCTAGTCCATAACTTCCAGGTCCAAATCGAAGAAGCCAAATCCAAGTTCAAGATCGTCGATCGCTGGATCATCGACTTAGAGGACGGGAATCCTACCTGGTCGGCGGAGGACAAAGAGCTCATGGATTGGGCTGTACCATTCCTGACTGAGACTGCTACCAAGTTTACCAAGCCTCAGTACGACAAGTGGCTCGCTGAAATTGAGCTTGGACCCGACGCTCCTGGTGCCACCGCGCTCAAAGAAGGCCTCGCGCTTCTCAGGAAGATTATGACAAAGCCCCACGAATTACCTAACGCTACGATCCCCGTGACAAATCCGCCAGCTGTTATAGAATGTGCTCCAATCGATGAGATAGACGATGCTAACCTCAGCAGACTCTTAGAAGCACCTCACGAACCGTTAAGGAGCAGTTATGACACCCCTCAACCAACCCTTGGTAATGCACTACCGCTTGCCATGGGAACCAGTGCCGTGGAAACGGGCAGGAGCCAACCTGTCCAAGCGAGTCTTTTTCGATCAGCAGCGCCAGGATAAGCTCGTGTATGGAATAGAGCTAGCCAGGCAGCACGCAGGAGAACGAAAGTTGTCTGGGCCATTACACCTCGATATTGTATTTTACTTGCCTATAAACACCGCTCACTGTCGACGCAAAAAGAACCCGTTGCCTCCCGAGATAAACAATGAGCGATTGCACGTCTTCAGGCCAGACCTCGATAACTATCTCAAGTTTATTCTCGATGCTATGAATGATACTCAAGCTATATTTCAGGATGATTGCCAGGTGGCACGTATCACTGCCAAAAAGATTCTCGGAAACCCTTCCCGCACTGAGTTAACACTAAGTGAAATAAGATGACAAAAAGAACCAACGGAGATAAACCATCAGTAAAACAGGAACCTATCACAGGGTCAAAAAAACGCGGACACGTATTTGATACTTATTACGATTTGTTCTTTTTTAAGCAAAAGCCAATACCTTACGCCTTCTTAGAAAGACTTGCAGAACAACTAATTGCATGGTCTCAAAAGGACACGTCTTTACGCATAGAGTCATTCTATATGGATGGTGGGATATGCGAGCGAGATTACTATCGATTCTTAGAACGCTGTGAAGAGCTTAGGGAGGCTCATGAAGTAGCCATACGGCGCATAGCGGTACGCAGAGATCAAGGAGCTCTAACAAAGAAGTTTGATGCTTCGTGGGCTGCACGAACGCAGGCTGCATTTGATAGTGAATATAGAAAAGCCCGTCAGTTTGAGGCGTCTCTTCAGAAGGATAACGAAGACAAAGTGCAGAGGGTAGTGGTGCTTGAGAAGATGCCCGATGTGGCTGAGGTGAAACCAATCAAGAAAGATGCTAGTGAAGATTGAGGCCCAAATCCATCTAAACAAGTTTAAGCCCCGCCCCTACCAGCTCGCCCTCTTTGATGCAGTTGAAAACAAAGGGTATAAGCGCGTCATGCTTGTGTGGCACCGTCGAGCAGGCAAAGATGTCGCTGCGTTCAATCTTGCCATACGTGCAGCGCTCAAAAAGCCACAGGTGATCTATTACATATTCCCTACTTACAGCCAGGGACGTAAAGTTATCTTCGACACACTTACCAACGATGGCCAGCGAATGATAGATTTCATTCCCAAAGAGCTCATCGAAGGTACCAATACTCAGCAACTCCAGATACGATTCATCAATGGATCACTTATCCAAGTAGTAGGATCAGACAACTACGATAGTCTGATGGGTACTAACCCACAACTCTGTATCTTTTCAGAGTATGCTCTCCAAGATCCAAGAGCGTATATGTATATACGTCCAATCCTTACAGCCAATGATGGCGTAGCTGTCTTCTTGTCCACTCCACGTGGCCGAAACCACTTATGGGACTTGTATCAAGTTGCATCCAACTCTTCAGACTGGTATTGCCAAAGGCTTACTGTCAGTGATACCCGCGTTGTATCCCTTTACTCAATAGAGCGTGAGAAGGCTCTTGGTGAAATCTCAGAAGACTTGATCCAACAAGAGTACTATTGCTCATTCGATCTTGGCGTTGAGGGATCATATTACGCTAAGTACATCGATCGTATGCGAATTGATAAAAGAATTGGAATGGTTCCTTGGGAGAATGGATTCCCGGTATACAGTTTTTGGGACCTCGGTGTGCGTGACGCGTGTGTAATAATTATGGCACAGGTCATTGGGGCCTCCGTGCGTATAATAGATTGTTATGAGAACAGTAAAGTTGGCTTGGAGCATTATAAGAAGGTATTGGACCAGAAGCCGTATGTGTGGGGAGGGCATATAGCTCCTCACGATATCCGCGTTAAAGAGTTTGGATCCGGAATGACTCGGTGGGAAAAGGCCAAGGCTCTTGGAATATCATTTGGTATTGCGCCGAGTGTGGGAATCGAAGATGGCATAGAATCAGTTCGTTCTGCTTTAAGCAAGATCTGGATTGATGAAGAGAAGTGTGCTCCTCTCATCAAAGCGCTTGAGAACTATCGCCAAGAGTATGACCATAAACGTAAAGTATATGCATCCCATCCGCTGCACGACTGGTCTTCACACTTTGCAGATGCTATGCGTTATATGTGTATTAGCTTGCCACGAATATCTCCCCATCAAACAGCTGCTGATCTGGATAGAAGATTCATGGAGACAAGATACGGAGAAAAGCATGGGTGGCCAGCAGTATTTCGCGATGACTTACCGGAGATGAGATGACGTTCTATTGTTATCAATGCGGTGCTCTGACTGTATACGTTAAGATGATCGATGGGGCTGCTATTTGTTACGACTGTTTGGGAATAGGTGAAGATGGAGTTGCTAAGGCATCTGAGGATATAGTAAAAGATGACCTACCGGAGATGAGATGATTTTACATTACCTGGTTCGTGCTTACTGGAGACTGTACAAACTCGATCTAAAATATGGTTGGTTTAAATGGGAAGTATATGAAGGTTACATAATTACTTTCAATAAATACAAGCACTTAACTGACTATAATATCTTTTTTGAAGATGGTAGTTATATGAGTCGACTGAGCGCTATTAATTGGGATGATGATTGGTTTGAAAACTGTATTCTTGACAGGAAAGAGTACTATTACTTGCAAGAACTAAAGCATAAGGAGAAATAATGGAAAAACTTTCTATAGAGGAAGTGGTTGAGATTGTAGAAAAGCTCGACAGGAAGCTAAAAGAATTAGGATGGAAACGGGAAGATACCCTTGAGGTATCCTATCGTAATAAAATATATAGGGCTACCATCGGCGTTTATACACCCGATGACGAAGAAGAGGATGAAGACGATGATTGAAAATATTACCGAACATAAATACGTAATAAGTTGCAAAGTGAGCAACATAGATTACGCAATGTCATTTACAGAGAAGGAAATCTGCGGTGATAACGAGGAGTTGGTAGAGAAGATACGTACTTCTTTTGGCAAGATAGAGCGCAAGATAGAAGCGCATTTTGGATCATAAAGGTGCTGAATGAAAGAAGTTTCTAAGAAGCGTGGTAGACCCGTCGGATATAAGAAGGCCGTCGAGTGTCAGTGTAAGCAGATAGCTAACCTATCCAGTAAGATAAAGAGTATGGAAAGAGGTATCAATCTCTTCATTGAGTTAACGAATAAGACACTGGATGTTCATCTAGATAAGATAAATAACTTACAGCAATCAACGAATTCCACTCATAAAGAAGCTAATGAAAGTAAGATATTCTGTCGCACTGTACGTGAATGGATGGTTAAAAAGGGTTGGCTTAATCCGTTGGAATAAAGTCGCATAACTACAGTTCGTTATGTTAAAATGCTACACTTGTGTTACTTCATTATCTACTCATTTTTTCGGGATAGGGTTTTAGCGTTCCTTATCCCGTTTTATTTTGTTTCTTGTTTCCCGTGATTCCCCTTTTTAGAATTTCGACATTCCAATTGGCGACTATTCGAATTCTAAGGAGAACACGTGCTATTTCCCCAACTTGGTCCCCAATATTACGATGAACGTCACAAGGGAATATTATCCCGCATGGAAGCTGCATATGCTGAATCTATCACCATTAACCAATCTCAATGGGCAGAGGCTGATACTGATCTTCGCTTTTACACTGGCGATCAGACCATGTGGAATGATCTGTATGGGAACCTCCCTGCCAACAGACGCAGAAACTTCAATTTCAATAGAATTCGCCGCGTTGTCGACATGGTGTCTGGACATCAGCGCCGCAATCGTAAATCCACCATCTGCACACCAGTGGAAAATGGCGACGCGCAAACAGCTGACCAGTTCACGAAGATCCTTGTGTGGATTAACAATCAAGAAGGCGTTTTAGATACTATATCTGAGGCATTTCAGGGTTCTCTGATCACGGGCATGAACTTCCTGCAGTTATGGATGGATTACCGAGAGGATCCTATCTCTGGCAATATCAAAGTTGATAACTGTGCATACAATTCATTCCTTGTAGATCCCTACATGCGCAAACAGGACATGAGTGATTGTAACTATATATGGAAGCGCTCATATCTCACCAAGCGTGAATGTATCGCGCTCCTTCCAGAATACACCGAAGAAGTTATGTCTTTATGGGGGCATGACAATCGTGATGGTAAGTTCCAATACATGCCAGAATCTTATAATTACGGACTCAAGAATCTTCTCACGTATGATGAATACTATTACCGCGATTACCGCACCCAAAAGATGCTGGTCGATACACAGACCGGCGAATCAATGGAATGGCGCTCATCAAACGAAGAGGGTCTCAAGCAGTTCCTTCAGGCGTATCCATCAGTCACCGTAATAGATCAAGAGATACCTACAGTACGACTTGCAATCGTAGTGCAGGCAAAGGTTATGTATGACGGTCCACAACCAATGGGAATAGACTCTTATCCCTTTGTTCCAGTGCTTACCTATTACCACCCGGAATCGCCATACTGGCCGTTCCGCGTTCAAGGTATGGTACGTGGTCTACGCGATAGTCAGTATTTATACAACCGTCGCAGAGTTGTAGAGCTCGATATACTCGAGTCTCAAATCAACAGCGGCTACATCTACAAAGAGAACGCTCTTGTTAACCCTCGCGATGTATTCCTTTCTGGGCAAGGTAAAGGCTTGGCTCTTAAATCAGATGCCAATATGGGCGATGTAGTTCCAATCCAAGCTCCCCAAATACCTCCATCCATGATCCAATTGTCTGAATTATTAGCTAAAGAGATCCAAGAAGTTGCCGGAGTATCCGACGAACTATTAGGGTTCGACAACAAGGACACCCTTTCCGGCTACCATGCAATGTTAAAGCAATCTGCCTCAACTACGACGCTTCAATGCGTGTTCGACTTACTGGATAAGTCTCAAAAGCTTTTGGGTAAAAAGATGATTGAACTTATCCAGGCCAACTTCACTCCCGGCAAAGTTAAAAAGATTCTCGAAGGTGAAGAGCCGCAACCACAGTTCTATTCTAAAGCATTTGGTAAATACCACTGCGTCGTCGAAGAAGGCCTCAATACGTCTACACAACGCCAAATGCAGATGGCGCAGATGCTTATGCTTCGTGAAGCTGGTGTTCCTATATCCAATGAAGATCTTATCGAGTCTTCAACAATGCAGAATAAGAAACAGATTGTTGAAAGCATGCAGCAACAACAGCAGCAACAAGCTCAGATGCAGCAACAGCAAATGCAGGCAGCTCTTCAGGAGCAGGCGGCACGCACAGAACTTGCACAAGCTCGCGCTGAGGCTGATCGCGGCCTTGGGGTTGAACGTACTAGTCGGGTACAAGAGAATCAAGCGCTTGCCGTTGAACGTCGTGCGGCTGCAGTGAAGGATCAAGAAATTGGACTATTGAATCTTGTGAAGGCTCTAAAAGAGATCGACACTGTCGACTTAGAGCATGTGGAAAAACTAATGGCCTTAGAGCGCGGACTACGAGAACAACAAACTCTTGGTTCCCAATCTGTTATCAGAGAGAATAAACCAGAAATACGCCCTGAACAGAATGGTTCTGTTACAGGTAGTTAGACGTATAACGTTGTGCTAGGAAACTTTAGATATCTAACCTTTCTTAGCGCAGTTTCTACCGAAAGGAAACCCAATGGCAAAAAAAAGATTTCATCGCGGGGCAGGCGGAGGCAGCATAAGCCTCAATGAGTCACACGGCGGAAAGATGGATCCAGAACGCTACAAAAAAGCGCGTCGTGGTGATGAACCTCGCTCTGAAGAGATGCGCGGACGTGAATACTATGCTGGTATGGAGCCTCGTCGCAGACAAGAACTTGAAGATGCAGGAATGATCCATGAAGATCACCGAGCAATCGCCAATCTCCCTCAGAATGTAATGATCAAGGAATATCCAAAACCTGGACCATACATCCCTGAAGTTATTGATGACACAATTGCTGGCGTGGATCGTCAAATGGATTATGACGATAACAAACGTCGTGAGCATTTCTATCCGAAGAAGGTATAACATGCCTGGCATGCCTCGCATCCCTGGTCGTGCTAAAAAGATTGCATACAAGATATTGGGAGTGCCACCTAATATCCAATCTCAACGCACACCAGAGCAGCAAAAGATCAACCAGCGTTTGATCTTTGAGGAAACAGTTCGGGTTCGTTAGAAATATATCCTACTGGGGGAGTTTGGGTTTCCTTGCCTTCATTCTCCTTCAGTAGGATTTTATAAGGAGTACAGATATGAAAAATAAAAATCACAAAGCTATGCCTCGTTCAGGATCTGAAAAAGAGTACGCAGAAATGTCCCTATGGGAACGCAGAATGGATGAAAGAGACTTCCATCGCGCACAGCAATTAGACAACTTCTTTTGGAAGGGTGTAGATCCACGCCGTCGTATTGAGATGGCTGAAGGTGGTATGGTGCGCGAAGATCAACGCGCAATGGCAAACTTGTCAGAGACGCCAATTCATCGTGAATATCCTAACAGATCTCTTAACTCGTATGGATTCGGAACTAATCAGCTTTTTGACACACAAAGTGAGTAGATATGGCTATGTTGAAAGCAATAGCGCTGGCATTTTGCTTTGGAAGAATGCTTGTTGCGGCCCAAGATTATACATTCATTAAATGCTCTCTCAGTCCTCGAGATCGCGTATCGCATAACTTTCCTCATGCCCGAATGGGTTCAAATACTCAATTCAGTGGTAACTGGTGCGGTTATGTTGCTCAAACCAATCTCTCCAATCCAGCACCGTATTCAGTAACTAAAGTATCTGGATCATGGATTGTACCAAGCGTACTGCCATCAGCCGTAAATACAGCCTGTGCAATCTGGGTTGGCATTGATGGATCAGGAAGCCCATCGGTTGAGCAGATAGGCACCTCGCACGATGTAACTAATGGAGTAGCTAACCATTACGCATGGTTTGAGATGTTTCCTCAGGGATCTCATAACTTGATAGGATTTCCGGTAGAAGTGGGTGACAGTATCAGTGCAGATGTTTGGTACGTTCCAGTCAGTCTCGTTCCGGGACCTGGAAGTCTCTTTGTTTTGAAGATAACTAATCATACCAAGCGTATGTACACCGTTGTGCCTTCAATCCTTACTGTTGACGTAAAACGCTTATCAGCAGAATGGATTGTCGAAGCTCCTTTCCTTAATGGAACTGAACCGTTGACGCATTTCTCCAATATCTCCCTGTTCGAATGCATAGCAGAAGTAAATGGAGTACCCGGCGCCATTAATAATCCGTCATGGCAGAACGATAGTATGAATATGGTAAGTCCGTCCGGAGCACCAAAGTCCGTCGCATCGCCATTGTCAGTCGATGGTAAATCATTCTCTGTGATATGGGATAGTAACTAAAGGAGAAGCAATGGCAAAAAAGAAAGTAACTGTCGCAAAAGGAGTAAAGCTTCCGCGCGGCAAAGAATCACAAGAACGTAAAAGACCAGGCGGTGGATCAACTGGAAAGTATAAGGATGTTGCTCCTGGTAAATTTGCAGGTAAAAGCGGTGGGACGTCACCTTATAGTTTTCCAATTGACAGCATTAAACGCGCTCGCAATGCCTTGGCTAGGGCCCACTATGCCCCTAATCCCTCTGGCGTAAGAAGTGCTGTATATAAAAAGTATCCACAGCTTAAGATTAATTTCGAAAAGCGCCATAAATAAAGGGATTAACCATGTCAACCATGCTATTATATTCTCGAAAGGATAATCGCATGAAAGATATGGTTGGTTTTGATAATGGCTTTGCGAAAGTAGTAAGATATTCCCATAAAGATGAGGACCAAAGAGCTCATGTATGGGAATGCTTATGTCGTTGTGGGAATATTGTTTTCCGTAGAACGGCTGAAATAAATAGTACTCGCATAAAGGGATGCAACGAGTGCACCTACGGAATAACTCGGGGAAATTGGGATAATCATCATATTGAGCACGGTCTTTGTCTAAAAGGAGAAAGACATCCTCTAATAAAGATGAGAAATAGGGTAATGACTCGATGTTATAACGCAAGCGAATGGGATTTTCCTTACTATCAAGGAAAAGGAATTGTAGTGTGCGATGAATGGAGAGACAATCCCAAGTCGTTTTATGAATGGGCATTTTCTAATGGGTGGAAAGAGGGTCTTACTATTGATCGAATAGATGCCGATGGGAATTATGATCCGTCGAATTGTCGGTTTATAACTAAGAGTGAAAATTCTAAACGAGTTAGTCATAGAAAGGGTAAATAATGGCTTCTAAGAAGATGGTAAAAGCTGGTAAAAAAGCCGGCCGTAAACTAAAGAAAATGGTCAAAGTGGCCAAGAAAGAGAATAAAGTTTCTAAAGTAATGCACGAGTACAAAGAAGGTGAGCTTCACTCAGGCTCCAAGAAAGGACCTCAAGTAAGGTCTCGTAAACAGGCTATTGCTATTGCCTTAAGCGAAGCGCGCAAAGCTGGCGAAAAAGTTAAGCCTAAGAGAAAGTCTTCCAAGAAAAAGAAGTAGCTTGGAGTAAGTATGAATGAAACGAGAGATACGGTAGGAAAGATCTCGTCGGAACTGCTCACCAAAGACGCTCCGACGAATTCTCCTATCGAACTAGAACGAGAGATGCACACGGAGTATGATGCCAATCTTCATCAGTGCGTCCAATCCTCCAAGTCCACCTATCCAAAAGACTTCTATGTGGTTGTTATCACAAAGAGAGAAAGACTGATGCCCAATGTCTTTCGCAATTATTTCTTTGCTCGACAAACATGTCCTACGCCAGAATGGGATCAGGCTGTGTATCATTATCGCCGCTCATCTGACAGCATAGACTTTATGTGGGTAATACCCTCTAAAGAAACGTGTGCCTATCTGCGCATGCATGCTTTGAATGTATCGCATGAAGAGAAGCAGCTCCTGAACTTTGTATTGCAATTCGAAGACGGAAGCCTATTCACCGTCGCAAAAAAATTAAATCGCGAACAAGAAGCATCACCATTGATTGATACTTAAAGGAGTATTATGTCTATAGACTCATTGCCGATTGCCTCACAAGAACAGATAAATGCTATGAATAAGATAGCCCGAGAAAAATACGGAGTAACGGATGATCCAGTTCCTACACCTGAAGTGCCAGTTGAACAACAAGCTGAAGCGTCTGAGGAAGCACCTACGGATATCTCTGCTGAGGCTGAAGTATCTGTGCAAGAATCTCCCCAAGAGAATCAAGCGCAACCTGTTCCCAACAATAAACCAGGTACGTATTCAAAAGAAGAAAATCTTGCTCTCTTACGAGACCGCGCGCGCAAAGCAGAAGCTGAACGCGAAGCGCTCGCAAGGCAACTCAAAGCCTACCAAGAAAAGTTAGACCGCCAATCCGAATCTTCACCCTCACTTGCACCCGACGATCTGGTAGAGGGTAAGCATTTTGTTCAGATGCAACAACAATTGAACCAGATGCAAGCAGAAGCCCGTCTACGCAGTAAGTACCCAGATTTTGATAAAGTCGTGTCTCCGTCGAACATTGCATCGCTGTCGGAAATGTATCCTGACATCGCCAAGACTATCGGCACATCTAACGATCTCTACAGCCAAGCAGTTACTGCATATACCGTCATAAAGAATCTTGGTATCTACGCAGAAGACTATTCACAGGATAAGAAGATTGCTGCTACTAACGCTGCCAAGCCTCGTCCTCTTACCAGTATCTCTCCTCAAAAAGGTGATACTCCATTGTCTCATGCCAACGCATTTGCCAATGGTATGACTGATGAGCTTGCCAAACAGTTACGCAAAGAGATGTTCGACGCTATGAAAAATAGATAACATAAGACTGCTTCTTTCTCTTTTACTCTCGTGTATACCTCATCCATGAAGTTATAATTGCACGGCTTCATGGATGAGGTATTTCTGTTCTCGCGAAATATTTCCGAAATAATTGCGAAATCAATCACGCACAAATCCAACTCCAAAATTCTTTTGTTCCCACTATTCCCATATTTATAATCCCATTGCTGCGTATCCGGAGCTCGCATCTCCAGGCGTATCGAGACTCGCCATCTCAGACGTATCGAAGCCCGTCACTTCACAAAAGTCCCCCTCAATATCGATAATTCCTTTAAAAAGGATTCACACATGGCGATCACAACGACATCGACGTTGCCAGCGCCGGTTAACTAATGAGCCGGATTTAAACCGAAGGTTATTACATGGAAAGTCTAAACATTAATATCTATCTATGTTATACTTATATAGGTACAGCATTGAAAGGGTATTTATGCAAGATGACCAGAGGCAAACGCATTGGGCTTACATTGCCGGTATTATGGATGCAGATGGGTGTTTTATGATATCAAGACACAACAGAAAGACATTAAAAAGAGTTGCTCGGTTGATCAATATTCCAAGATGGTCAGCAACTTATTTGTCTTCTGTTAAGATCTGCATGATAGAACCAGAAGCCATAGATTTCATAATGAAAGAAACTGGCTTCGGCAAAGTAAGACTCGATGGCGCTCGTCCGAGTAGACCAAACTCAAAGCCAATTTATCATTGGTTAATGAGAGATAAGGCTGAAATTATCCCATTTCTAGAACAAGTTATTCCCTACTTAAAAGTTAAGAAAAATAGAGCTGAATTTCTTCTAGATTACTGCAAAACAGTAAAGGATTGCGCGAGGCCTTACTATGGTTTATCTCAAGAAGAGCTAGATTACCGAGAAGAATCTTATCGAAGGATGAGAGAGTTCAATGGTAATAAAGTAGCCGCAACGACTAAGCCCTTTGGATGCGAGAGCATAAGCGATAGTCTGAACATGCAGGAAACTGTATGAGGAAGGATTAACAAGACTTCCCGCCTATCTAGCATGGGTCATAGGTAGGTCTTAAAGTAACAGAAAGTCAGCAGAGCTTTAGTTATAAGCTTCTTGCAGTGCCAGTGCCCAACATGATCCACAAGATCCCTGCGATGCGCAAGAACATGCCACGCAATGGTGGTACAACTTTACGTATGCGTAGGTACAATGCGCTCAATACAGCAATGGTTCCACTTGGAAATAGTGGTGTCACTCCCCCTGCGCAGAATCTAACGGCAGTGGATAAACTCAATGTCCACGTTAAATCTTCTCTGATAGACTTGGAAGCCGCACTATTAAGTTAACGGTGACAAGGGGCAAGGCAATGTTTGATGTGCATAGAATTTTTAGCAGGTTTTATAATAATAATACCACCTCATGCGGAGAGAATTGTTGTTTTCTAGATATGGAAGGCAATAAACAACCAATGAATTTGACTTCAGTTCGATTAATACAATCTCGGATAATGAAATATTTATACGAATCGGGAAAGCAATATTCAACCCATGGGTCTCTACGTATAGCCCTAAATAATAATGCACATAGAGCATGTCAGCCTGAACGACTGAGTGAGAAGGACTTTTTTTCAGTGACTCCATTACTGAAAAAGGGTATGCGACAGTCTGAACACGAGAGGAAACCTCGTGAGGGAATCTCGAAGAAGTTCCCCGCCTAGTAATAGGTCACAAAAGTAACAGAATCGATTGATGCTAAGATTTCGTTTTACGGAACATATGTTCAATTGAATGAACAAGTTACATTGCAAAACCAAGATCCTGTTTTGAACGAATGTGCAGCACGTCTCGGCGTGTCACTTCGTCAAACAGAAGATCAGCTAACACGCGATATGTTGGCTGCGACAGCTTCCTTCATTAACTGTGTTGGTGGTGTGGACGGTAGATTGGACATTGCCGTCGTTAAATCTTCTCTGATAGACTTGAAACTCGAAGTGGCAATTAGCTAACCGACAACAAGGGGCAAGAATGGAAATTTGTAGTGGTTATGATAAAGAATGCAGTTGCGAAGGTTGTCATGATCGTCGCTGTGAAGAAGTTAGAAGACAAACTGAAGAATTGAAAGTAATCCTGCAATCGCACATGACCAAACTGCAAAGTGAAATTCAGCCTGAACGTAGCAAGCGAGAAGACTCTAGTTTTGTTAGGAAAATAATTAACAGAATTAGAGATGCGGTGCTCTGAGCATGGTCGATAAGATCATGAGAGGTAAGTAGAGAAAGCCTCCGCCTAGCAATAGGTCATAAAGTAACAGAATGGACGTCCCGACTGAAATTACTCGCTCAGATGTTGACACTGTAGTGCGTGCATTGTTGAACAACAACGCATACACGATCATGGACAACATCGAAGGTGAAGATAAGTTCGGTACAGCGCCAGTACGTGATGCGTACTTCGCACTTTGCAGCACTAACTTAACCGGAAACTTGGAGAACATTGCTGGATTCACACAAAAGAACCAGTACCCAGCTCCAATGAACGCGTTGAGAAGTGAATGGGGTGCAGTTGGAAACCTTCGTTTCCTTATTTCATCAATCGGTTCACAAGTAGCTAATGCATCTTCATTAGGTAACACCGTATACAACATCTTCTGTGTTGGTATGGAAGCCTATGCATGCGTAGAGCAAGATGGATACAGCGCAAGCTTTATCTATAGACCACCTATATATGATGGTCCATTGGCTCTTAACGCCTCAGTAGGCTACAAATTCGCTGAAGTCCCGCGTATCACAAATGACCTTTGGGTCATCAACCTTCGCGCTACTTTAGCAGTTTAAGGAGAGAACATGGACGGAACTATTATAGGACAAGGTACTTTTGTCGCTTCATCTTCAGGGTTGTCAAACCCAAATCCAGGCGTTGCATCATATAGCAATGCAGTGCCTGCAATTATCCAAATACCTTCTGGCGCTGACTGGGTGTATGTGTACAACTATACCCAATTCGGTACTGTTGGAAGCGCCGCTGGTGCTTACTTCAATGGTACTGCCAATGGTAGCGAAGGAGTGGAGTTCTACTGGCAACGCGGAATGGCAGTTGGTACAGGACTTGCCAAATATCATGCTGCTGCAACTGAAGTAATATCGAGCGATACTTTTGTATCTGGCGGATTCACTCTGTATGATCCATCAGGACAAGATAGCTCTGCATTGCCTCTTGTAGGAGCTGCTGTGGCAATAAGTGCAGTAACTAACGCGACACGACCTGTGGTCACTCATACAGCTGATGCGTCAGTTGTAGTGGGATCAGTTGTTCGCTTAAGCAGAACTGCTCAAACTGATGTCAATGGCATTGATATGGTTGTTGGAACAGTAACCAGCTCAACGCAATTCACATTACTTACTGCAACTAATCCATTGGCAACTGCACCAGGCGCTATTGGTGGTGCTGGATTCTACAGAGTGATTAACGTTAATCCACTCTTCTATCCACGCTCACGTTATGTGGTAAACATTACACAAGCAGCGAATGCTCAAGTGTCTACTTCCGTCGCTCACGGGTTAACCGTCGGTCAAGAAGTACGCTTCAACATACCTGCTGTTTCTGGAATGGTACAACTCAATGGTACAACTCAGAACAATTATCAGCCTGCAATAATCTTGAGTGTTGTTGATGATTATAACTTTACGATCAACATCAATACGACTGGATTCACTGCGTTCACATGGCCAACAATTGCACAACAACCAAGCTCATTCCCAGAAGTAACTCCAGTAGGCGAAGATACTGCGACAGCGCTTTCTTCGACTGCTGCCCAAACTCCTTCTATTGGTGGAGTTCAGATCTTCAATACCAATACAGGTATCTTGGCTGACTCTACAGTCAATACAGGATTCTTGGGAATGGTTCTCGGTGCTGGCGGTAATGGTAGGGCGTTAACTACACCAATCATAGGACCTGCTGGTGGAATTTCTTGGTCTTCAGCAAACGTTGCAACTGGCGATACGATGTACTGGCGTGCTGGTAAATCTACGTACGGTGGACTGTAACTAAAAGAAGGCAGGAGAGTCGTGTCTGCTACAAACGGCTCTCCTACCTTCTGTATCTATGAAACGGTACGTACTATACCACTCTTATTAAGGAAGTGCTATGACAACTGAAAAAGAATCAACTGCCAAGCCAGCAGAAAAAAAAACAAGAGCAAACTATCAATACTTGCGAGACAAAGATAAAGAAAAAGTCAGAGGAATATTCAAATACTATGAGGTTCCCGGGGGAACATTCTCTTTTGTATATGGTCCTATTTATAAAGGCGATACCACTGAGCGTTATGATTTTGAAGATGGCAAAGTGTATTCCATTCCTCTCGGGGTAGCCAAGCACCTCAACAAAAATGGCTGGTACCCAGAGCATAAGCACGCCACTGATGAATATGGTCGTTCAATTGCCGTCATAGGTATAAAACACCGTCGGTTTGGGTTCCAAAGCTTAGAGTTCGTCGACATCGATGATCTGTCTCAAGAAGGTGAACCACTAGCAACCGTAGAAAGACCGGCATTAGTAGGAGTGTAACATGCCTTCTTACGTTCCTTCGTTCTCGTTTACCAATCCTGTCTACAAACCCGCTATGCGTGTCATAGCGGGAATCACTCAGGCACCCCAATGCACAGTTACTACAACTGTTCCTCATGGCTATATTGTGGGAACCATAGTGCGCCTAGATATTGCTCCTACTGGAGGAATGCTTCAGGCAAACCAGCAGACTGGCAGTATTATTGCAGTTCCGACACCTACTACTTTTGTGATGGATTTAAATACGACACTTTTTGATGCATTCACAGTACCTTCCGTGTTTCCCCCGCCGTATAATGATTCGCAAGTAGTTCCGATTGGGGAAGATAACGACATTTTAACCGCTGCGGTGGTTAACGCACTCAATCCATCAT